ATGCAACCAAATGCACAACCTCCTATGCAACCAAATGCACAACCTCCTATGCAACCAAATGCACAACCTCCTATGCAACCAAATGCACAACCTCCTATGCAACCAAATGCACAACCACCTATGCAACCACTAATTGGGGCAATAAATGGTAAATTTGGAGGACCAATGGGACAATTAAGAGTTAACACGAATCAAATGCCAAAAGTACTAAAAATATCGCGAATAAATGCGAATGTACAACCAACTGCACAATTTAGTGGGTTACCAAATATACAACCAAGTAGTCTTCAGAGAACGCCCCCTCCGAGTAGTCCTAGTGTAAAGCAACTTGCAGAAAAGTTTAACAATATGCAAACAACAAATACATTACCTGTATATAGAACAGTAGGAGGTAATCCTGATGAAGATTTGAAGATTAAATATTTAGACACACAAAAATATGAAAAATTAAGCGATAAAGAATTAAAAGAACTTAAAAAATTCAATCGATTACTTGTAGAAGATGATGATAATAAGATAGGACAGTTATCTATTGATATTGATAATTATTATGCAAATAATGATAAAGATGAAAAAGATTATATTAAAAAAGAGAAATATGATAAAGATATTATACAAAAAATAAAAAATTTTGAAAATGACCCTAAAAACCCATTAGAAGAACTTGCATTAACATTTGATGATAGAATAGTCTTTATTATAGCGACATTTTTTATTAGATATATAACTATAATTATGGTTCAATGGTGTATTGATATTAATATTATAAAAACATTTTATGAAGGGTTTATATATTACGCGGTTATATATATAATAATTTTTTGGTTTATTGTTTTATTTATTAATATAGATAATAGTTATGATGTAAAATATATGAACTTTAATGGAATTATAAATAGTATTCGCACATTATTTTACTATTTTTATATGGGAACTAATGGAATATCTAGGTTACTAATTCACACATCTTTAATAATGATATTAATAATAATACCTATAATATTAAATATTAAAAAGAAAGAAGAGTACAAGGATGATGAGCAGATTGAAATTATTAAGATACTAAATTATGATGAGAGAAAGCAATTATCCAAATCATTATCATTATTTACTATGTTTATATGGTTATTTACAAGTATAATAGCAACAAAATTTTAATATATATCTCTAATTATTTTAGAAGGATACTATATAAAGTAAATGAATGATAATCTACGCTACATATCTTTGCAATATATTAAAGGGAATAATTATGACAAGGTAACTTGTTTTAGTTTTAATAATGAGCAATTCAAAAATTTTTTAGATGCAAATAAAGATGCAAATGAAAAAGATTTATTTTATAGTTTAGAAGAAACAAAGAAAAGCAAATGCGAGATAGGTGAAAGTTTATTAGATGATTTAATTAATTATATTGAATTTAAAGAGTTAATACCTTTATTTGAAAAAGAGATAATAAATGTAGAAAAAAGAAAAAACACAAAAAAAGAATCTGATGGTACTAGTAATGAAACAGGAATAAGTAAAGAATTAAAAAAATTATTTAATGATTTAACTAATATAGTAAAAAAAATACAGAATAAGAAAGATGGTAACAAAGAGGATATTGATGTATTTGAAAAAGTTGTAAAAGAATTAATTGCAAAATTAAATTATGATAATAAAAATGTTTATGTTAGTTTAGCGATTGCGCAGAGTAGTTTAGCGAATACAAAATTAGAATTAGCAAAATATCAAAATACTATACTTAAAACAATCTTGGAAGAATTGGAAAAAAAAGGCGGAACTATGCAACGCAAAATATTAACTGCAAAAAATATATTAAAGTATTTCAATTTAATATATGAATTGTTGACGGACAATATAAAAGAAAATAAGGCATCTAAAATGAGGGACATCGAAGGTTCTGATAAATTAATAAGATTATATAATAAATATATATATATATGCAAAAGTAATATTAAAAAATATGAAAAAATATTTGAATATAATGAAATTGATAATATTGATGATGCTTTTATGATAGTTTCTTATTCAAAGTTTTTAAAAAAATTAAGAAAAATAAAAGAAAGTTTGGAAAGTAAAGATATAGGTAAAATTGAGCGCAATTTAGTATACTTTCTTAATAAATTTTTTCATCTACATGGATTTAATCCTGAAAATATTAAAGACGATATAGATATCAACTATCTAGTTCAACGTATACTAAATTATACATAAATATTCATATGAATATACAAGAATATATAACATATTCATTTTTATACTAATTATAAGTTTATTTATTATTTATAATTGCTAAAAAATATAAAATTACTAATAAAAATTGTGTTGTTTATAAATTAATTGGAATAGGCGAGACCGCCCATACCAGAAAGAATACGTAAAACATTATAATTAACCGCATATATACTGATATTTCCACCAAGAACAGTTGAAAGAGATAATACCGCAGTATCTATACGAGACATATTAAGGGTTCCACTTGGTTGGTGTTCTTCGGGTTTAATAGCGAATGAATATACATTAATGCCTTCATGGAATCTATCAGGTGTATTTTCATGATGTTGATAAGGTTGAACTAGAGAGAAATATTCACCACCCCGAGTTGCGAAGCGGTCATTGCCATTAAGCATTATTTTAGCATTTTGAATAGGATTAACAGAGTCAAGATGGTCATTTCCTCCACCAACACCACCACCTATGGCGTTTGCAGCAGAAGAGAAATTATTCCAATATACACCATCAGTAGTTGATTTAACAGTCCATATTAATTCTTTGCATGGATGATTAAAGTTCATTCTTATACTTCTCATATTATCAGCAGAATTTGTTGCTAATATAGTATCAGAACCGGTAAATTGAAGTTGTTCAATTAAATATTCGTGAGACAGTTGAGCGAAACGACGACGCTCATCAGTATCAAGGAATATATAATCAACCCATAAAGTTGGATCAATTAAACTAATATTAGCGGAAGGTGTAGTAGAAAATGTTGTATCCGCTGTATGCACACCTGATGATCTAATATCTTCTTCATATGTATAATTTTTAAATTTGCCATTATTATCTACCATATTTGCAGCGGTTTCATATTCTATATTAATTTTTACTTCATGATATTGTAATGCAATTAAAGGAAGCGCGAGACCAACATTACGACAGAACCAAAATTCTAGAGGAACAAATATTTCTCTTTCTACACCACCCATAAGTCTTACCGCAACATTATATGGGTTTGCGCCTATCATAGTATAATATCCTTCGCGCTTACCAACTGGAAGTGAAAGTTCATTCCATATATATAACCATTCAGAATAATGTTTATCAATACGTTGACCACCAATTTCAAGTTCAATCGTTTTTAGTAATTTTTGTCCAAAATTTGGAACAAGTGCAACTTTCTTGCTGTCAGTGTGAGTATTTTTAATTTTGCAATTAAAATATACGCGATGAATTAAATCACCGTTGCGAGTTATTTGAAAAGTTGCACGAGAACCAAATGTAGAACCGCCTGTCGGGGTTTGTTGAATAGCTTCAATTGCGAAGTTAGTATGGCGACGATACACAACTTTGAAGAAGGTAATTTGAGGATTACCAGTTAAATAAACATCCTGTGCTCCATATGCTACTAATTGAAGAAGACCACCACCCATTTACGCTATATTCTTTATACTATTAGAGGAGAAAAAAAAAAGACTTTATAAAATATGTCACTAATAAATATCATTTAATAATATTATATTAATTTGAATATGCTAATCCACCCATTCCTGAAAGGATACGCAATACATTATAGTTAACTGCATATACATTTAATATTGCAGTATCAGATGGATCTACTGTATTATATTCAAGATTAAGAGTAGCAGTATCTATACGAGACATATTTAGAGTTCCACTAGGTTGATGTTCTTCAGGTTTTAGTGCAAATGAATAAACATTTATACCTGCATTTGATGGCACATTTTCATGATGTTGAAAAGGTTGAACTAAATTAAAATATGCTCCGGAGCGTTCGGAGAAACGCTCATTGCCATTAAGTGTAAGTTTCGCTTTAGTAACCATATTAGCAGGTAGAGCAGCATCCGTAGTAGTAGCAGAAGTGCGAAGTGTATGTTCATTAACATTATAAAGATATGGTAAAGCTGCAACTCCTGTTCCAATTCTTGCATTTTGTGTGGTATAATTAAACCAATTATTATTTCTTTGAGTAGCGGTCGCCGCAGTAGTAGTTTTACGAATAAACCACACAAGTTCTTTACAAGGATGATTAAAAGTCAATTTAGGATTCATTTTTGTTCCCGCGGTTACTGATTCTGAACCAGTAAATTGTAATTGTTCAATTAAATATTCATGTGATAGTTGGGCGAATCGTCGGCGCTCATCAGTATCAAGAAATATATAGTCAACCCATAAAGTTGCAGTTGGGAAGTCAGAAACTGCTAAAGCAGTATCAGTACCGCCGCAATTAGCACCTGTTTCAAATTGAATGTTTAATTTAACTTCATGATATTGAAGTGCAATTAAAGGAAGAGCGAGACCAACATTACGGCAAAACCAAAACTCTAAAGGAATATATAGAGTTTTACCACTAAGTCCAACACCACCTGACATTCCTACCATTTTATTATAACCATCACGTTTTGCTTTTGGTAAAGAAAGTTCATTCCATATGTATAACCAATGCGAATAATGTTTATCTATTTTTTGACCACCAATCTCAATTTCTACATTATCAATTATGCGTAATCCATATCCTGCACATACTGAAGTAGCTGTTGGAATGAGAAGTGATAAATACATGCGATGAATTAAATCACCATTACGTGATATTTGACAAGTTACGCGATTGCCATATGCAGGGGTACCATTAAAAGTTTGAGCAATTGCTTCAATTGCGAAGTTAGTATGGCGACGATATACAACTTTGAAAAAGGTAATTTGAGGATTACCGGTTAAATAAACATCCTGTGCTCCATATGCTACTAATTGAAGAAGACCACCACCCATTTACGCTATATTCTTTATACTATTAGAGGAGAAAAAAAAAAGGATTAATACACGTATTATATTTAACTATTATCAAAAATTTGTAAATATAATATTAATTGGAATATGCTAAACCACCCATACCTGATAATATGCGAAGAACATTATAATTAACTGCATATATATTAATTCCTTCATATGTAGTATAAGTAGTACCAGTTGCAGCAGTAGTATTAGTTTTAACGTTTACCATAAGTGTAGCAGTATCAATACGAGACATATTTAAAGTTCCGCTAGGTTGATGATCTTCGGGTTTTAGTGCAAATGAATATACATGGATACCTGCATTTGATGGTATATTAGTATGATGTTGATATGGTTGAACATATGAGAAATATGTTGCTTCACGAACACTAAAACGGTCGTTTCCATTTAATTGTAATATAGCATCTTTAAATGGAGAAGAATTAGTTGCATCTGGTAATTGTCTACTTCCAATCATAAAATTATTACTAGTTAATAATGTATTGGAAGTAGACAAATTCTGATTATATGGCGCCGCTGTAAGAATTGATAATGTTTTATCCATAATATCTGTATCTGTATAATTATACCAAGTAGATTTCTTCATATGGTTTGATGGTTTTGCAACCCAAACTAATTCTTTACAAGGATGATTAAAGTTAAGTTTAATACGATTATTTATTACACCGTTTGCCACGGTAGGTGCTAAAAGAGTTTCAGTACCTGTAAATTGTAATTGCTCAATTAAATATTCATGAGATAATTGAGCAAAGCGACGACGTTCATCAGTATCCAGGAATATATAATCAACCCATAAAGAAGCATCTGTTATTGCTGGAATAGTTCCTGATGACAAATTGAGAGTTTCATCTGCTGTACCTGTCTCAGTAGAAAGATTTATAACGCATTTCTCCTTATTTTCAAATTGAATATTTATTTTTACTTCGTGATATTGAAGAGCTATTAAGGGGAGTGCGAGACCTACATTACGACAAAACCAAAATTCTAATGGAATATAAAGATTAGTATTTTTTGCCCAAGTCAAATCTTTATCAGCACCAACCATAGTATCATAAGCATATCGTTTACCTAAAGGTAAAGAAAGTTCGTTCCAAATATATAACCAATCTGAATAATGTTTATCTATTTGTTGACCGCCAATTTCAATAGTTACTGATTTAATGAGACGTAAACCGATATAATTAACATATCTTGGTCCAGAAAAAGCTGTTATAGAAGGAGTTAATGAAACACCGTCTAATTTAGGTAATAGTACTTGAAGATATACACGATTAATTAAATCACCGTTGCGGGATATTTGACATGTTACGGTATTTCCATATCCAGGTGTACCGCTAAATGTTTGTTGAATAGCTTCAACGGCGAAGTTAGTATGGCGACGATACACAACCTTGAAGAAGGTAATTTGAGGATTACCAGTTAAATAAACATCCTGTGCTCCATATGCTACTAATTGAAGAAGACCACCACCCATTTACGCTATATTCTTTATACTATTAGAGGAGAAAAAAATATCAATTAAATGTATGTATTATATATTTATTATATAAAAATTAATATTAATAAAGCTATTATAAGGATGTTCAAAGAAAAATCATCAAAAAAAAAAATATAATTCAGACAATAACGAGGTTTTTACATTGGATGCAATGCATAATAATATTATAAAAAAATTCGAGCTTACAAATAAGGACAAAGAAATTTACAAGATATTATTATGCGATTTTGAAATACAGTCAAACTTAATTATTGAAAATATTGAATTGTCTAAAAATATACGTGATAAGGAGTATATAAATAATTTATGGAGTAGCAATATTATTATAAGAGAAAAAATTATTGAACTTAAGAATAATATTAAAGAATTAGAAACATATAGCGAAGTAGAATATTATAATAATACAAGTTATATATTATTTCAATACTATGATACAGTAGAAAAGCAATCAAATATAAGTAATACGCATGCATCTATATCTAATGGTGTATGTATATCTTCCAGCGAATTGTTAAGTAGGCAGCCAAAAATATACAAGAATGACTCAAAGAAAAAACGTTCATCGGTCTCCGCGACAACAATAAATGTGCTAGATGCTCTTAATAATTTAAATGTAGATAATTGCTTAGTTAGCGATAACAAGCAAAACAAATATAGCGATACTAATAATACTACTAATAATACTACTAATAATACTAATAATACTAATAATACTAATAATAATACTAATAATTATGAAAATTCGAATGCAATAGATAAAAGTTCTTTAGTTGATAAATACATGTCTATTATAAATAAAAAATATGTTAGAAATGTTGAAGAGGAAGATATAGAAATTTGTAAAAATTGTAAAAATCAAATGACATGCTTACAACATGATGCAATAATTATTTGCGATAAATGTGGTTATCAAGAATTACTTCTTGTTGAGCAAAATAGACCTATATTAAAACAAAATACCAAGGATACTTCACATTTTAGTTATAAGCGTATTAATCATTTTAGAGAATGGTGTAATCAAGTGCAAGGTAAGGAAAGTACAGATATTCCAGATGAAATATTTGAAAAGATTTTAACCGAAATAAAGAAAGAAAAGATTGTAGATACTAAAACAATTAGTTATAATAAAATGAGAGATATTCTCAAACGTTTGAGAATAAATAAATATTATGAGCATATTAATTATATAATTAATCGAATTAATGGAATACCTACACCTCAATTCAGTCAAGAACTTGAAGATAAATTATGTAATATGTTTAGAAATATTCAAGCACCATTTTTAAAGCATTGTCCTAAAGATAGAAAAAATTTTTTATCATATAGTTATGTATTGTATAAATTTTTTCAAATTTTAGGTTTGCATGAATATCTTAAATATTTTCCGCTATTAAAAAGTAGGGAAAAACTATATGTTCAAGACCAAATATGGAAAAAAATATGTTTAGAACTTAATTATGAAATAATACCATCATTATAGTAACTAGTTACTAAAATCCATTAGGGAAACCAACCATTCTAAAACCTGCACCTAAACCAACACCTTGTCTTGCACCTGATGAAACAGTTGGAGATAATAAGTCAAGGACAGAGAAGGTGCACGCAGCAGTTAGTGCAAGCATTAATATTTCGCTCCAATCTAATTTACTATTAGGTAATATTAGTGCTACAAAAGCAACTATAAGACCTTCAAATGCATATTTAAGAAGTCTAACGACAACATCCCAAAAATCTACAGAATATTCCATTTATTATACTATTATAATAATATAAAATATTTTATACAAATTATAAATGTTTTTATAAATACTATGCGTTCGCCATTCAAAATTCGCTGTACTTTTATTTTTTTTGTGCAATAAAAAATATATAAGATTTATAATATATTATATTATTAGAAAAGATATTGAAATGTCAGAAGTACAAAGCACTAATGTAACTAGCGTAAGAGAGGTAGATTATCTCGATGAGGATAAACCTATCAGAGGACAGAATTATGTTCTCCTTTCTTTTCTAAGTCCTGAGGATGTATTAGTAAATAAAGAGGCATATATGTTTAATCAGTTTATTACTAAGTTTAGTAATGATATGACAACTCTTTTGGATGGCATTCAATCAAAATACAGCGATTCAAAAGACTTTGTAGATTCTGTTAAAGAAAACAATTCATATATTTTCAATCCCAAAGATATGAGCGAACAATATACATTCTATAAATCTGTAAATAATCAAGACCTTGAATCATCATTCCACCGAGATAATAATTTTACTACTTCTATTAGAGGTATTAAAGTCCGAGGTGTTTTTGATTCTCTTGAAGAAGCAAAAAATCGTAGTGAATTTATCAAGAAAATTGATGATAAATTCAATATTTATATTGCACAAGTTGGGTGCTGGTGCCCTTGGTCTCCTAACCCGGATTCTTTAGAAAATCAAGAATATGCTGAAACACAACTAAATACTTTGATGAAAGAATATAAGAAGAATATGAATGACAAAGATGTTGTTTTTGAAAATAGAAAGACATCTCTATTTAATAATAAGAGTTCTGATGCAATTGTCGACGAAGTTCCTCCTCAAGTTGAACCATCAGCAGAACCATCAGCAGAACCATCAGCAGAACCATCAGTTGAACCGTCTGTTGTACCTGAATCAATTGAAATGTCTGAAATTAAGCAAAGTATAGAACAAGTTGATGCTTGGAGTGCTCAAAAACTTGGTATTCAATAAATTAATTAACATACAATTTTAATATTTTTTTCTTATTTCTTAATATTAAGAAATGAAAGCAATAGCAATATTTTTACTATTTATAGGGTCACTATTGATTATCCAAGGATATTACGCAAATAAATCTGTATGTAAAAAAGACAAAGTTATTGTTAAATATATACCTAGAAGTATTTATGAAGAACAATTAAAACCGGAAGAAAGTCTTCAATCATTTTATAAAAGTATGTTTGAGGACATTTTATTACATTAATGTTTTATTTATATCCTTAATATTAGTAAATGGAGATATTAAAAGATATTGAAAAAAACATTCTAAATATTAATATATATGAAAAAAATAAGGACCCTTTAAATAATGCTAATATGCAAAAGTTAGATGCAATTAAAAAGCAGATTAATGATTATTTTAAATATAAGGATAATGAAAATAATATAATACTACAAAAAAAATTAAAATATGATGAAGATTATAAATTTGCAAGAGAAATAAATAACAACAATTATAAATTATTTTTAGAGAAAAAAGCGGAACTGTATAATATTTTTAAAAGAACTAAAACACTCGCTTCATTGTATGAATATTTAGAATATAAATATACAGATGCAAAGGAAATTCTAGATATATATACATATGAATATATTAACTTAAATGAACGCGCTATTATACCTCCATCTAATAGCGCTGTTAATACAAATGTATGTCCTGTAAATAAAATATTAAATAAAAAAACTAAAAAATGTGTAAAAGACCCTCAAGACAAAAAAGAAAAGAAAGTTGTTGATAAAGACAAGAAGGTCATAGACAAAGAAAAGAAGGTCGTAGATAAAGAAAAGAAAGTTGTTGATAAAGACAAGAAGGTCGTAGACAAAGACAAGAAGGTCGTAGACAAAGACAAGAAGGTCATAGACAAAGACAAGAAGGTCGCTGACAAAGAATGCCCAGAAGGCAAAATATTAAACCCTATAACTAATAGATGTATCAAAGATGTTAATTATAAACCTAAATGAAAAATATAAAATAGATAATTAAATAGGAGATATTAATGGTTAAAGATATTAAAGATAATAAAACATTTAGAATAAATTGGTTTAGTTTTGTATTTGCGTTTATTTTAGGAATTATATATGTATATATTTCATCTCCGCCAATTAGAAGCGTTATTAAATATCCAACGCCTTATAATGCAAATAGAATTGTATACATGAACCATAATAAGCAATGTTATAAATATAATGTTGAAGAGGTTAAGTGCAACGAAGCATCAATAACACAACCTATAATATAATATTCTTATTTTTTTAAATTTTTATAGATTAGAATAGATATATTACGAATGAATAAAAAAGGGACCACAAAAGAAATTACAGGGTTACGTGTTACAATTGACAGATTGTTTTATGATGACACAGGGCAAATAATTGTAAGTGCATTATTTGGTCTTGCGTTAGCATTATTATTTAGACGTATATGCAAAGATAATTGCGTATTATATTCAGCGCCTGAAATTAAAGATATAGAAGAAAATATATTTAATCTTGAAGATACATGTTATAAGTATAAATCTTATGCAGTTAAATGTAATCCTAAAGATAAACCATTAGAACCGTATGATATTAATAAAACACCTGATAATATAATAAATATTCCAGGATTTTTTGAAAAAATATTTTCATCTATTTAGTATTATAGTTTAAGTGCAAACATTAAAAATATCAGTCTTGTTTGCCTTGCTTGTTTTGTTTTTTTCGTTCTTTGGCATTTTGTGATACGCACTTCTTAAGATGGTAATGAAGTTGACACCATACACATTTTGTGTTTGTTTGCACAGATCTTGTACCTTTACAGTTACAGCAGGGTGTAGATGGACTTGAAGACGAGATTGATGATGAAACGCTAGATGTAGATGAACTACGTGGTTGTTTAGGAGGTGAAGGAATATCTTCAATTATAAATCTAGTTTTTGTTAGGTTAGTTTGGATAGGTTTTTTAGGAGGTGAAGGAATATCTTCTATTATAAATTTTTTCTTAGGTTTTTTAGGAGGTGAAATATGACGTCCAACAATTATATTGTGTTTAATCTTCTTTCGCATTGTTGGTTGAGGCGAAAGTTCCGCTGTTATAAATCCTCTTTTTTTAACATTTTGCAATATTTTTGTTTTTCCTTTTTTATTTTTTTGTAATTGCAATAGTTCTTTTATTGTAAATCTAATTTTTTTTTTCATCATTGGAGGAGGTGTGAGTGAAAAATCTGTTATTTTAAATTTACTTTTCATATGGCGTTCTAATTATATTATTTTTTTTATTTACGAAAACTACATATATTTGCGTAATATAATTTATATTGAAAATATTATATATCAATAGATAGAATTATAATAATGTCAACACCTATAAATACGTTACCTTTGAAAACTCAACAATCAAATATATCTGATACTAATGATATTAATGACCCACTTGTTCAAGATGTCTTAAATGAGTTTCAAGAAGAGTTAATGATTTCCAAGCAACACGCGCCACAATCGCAACAAATGCATCAATCACCACCTATGATGCCACCGCAACAGCAATATCATAATCAGCAATATCAGCAACAACATTTAAATTATAAGAATAACTTAAATAAATCTGATTATTCAACATATTTAGATACTGAATTAGCAAAAAAAAGTTTGATATTAGTTATAATATCTTTAATAATATATAATTCAGGTATTATTAATACAGTGTATGAAAAACTGCCCGATTATTTGCATGATAATCTAAATAATTTTGATATATATATAAAATCATTGTCATTATTTGCAATTATATATGTGCTGTCTTTCTTTGAATATATATAATTACTAAATTCTATTTTATGATGCTCTTCTATAATAATCTATATTATTAATATCTACATTATTAGCATTCTGCTTTACACTTTGAGATGATGAAGAGAATATATTAAAATATTTTAAAAGGAAAAATACACTTACAAAAAATGTTAAAAATATTACAAATATTGTAATACCAAATAACAACATGTAAGATAATGCATCGTAACTATTTTTATTAATTACAACAACTGCTACAATAATTAAAGCATAAAATAACATAAAAAGCGAAAATATTGATATAAAAAAATGCTGATTTTTATCAGATATATAATATGCCCATAATAATGTACCGCATACTAATAATGAAAGCATAGAGTACCCTAGAAGAGTAAATATTTTTTCTACAATTTGATCATTCTCTGTATTTGAAACAAAATTTTCAATCATATTTTAATAATCTCTTAATAATAACTTATATTTTTTATTTATAATATTATATATATATCATAATAATATATATCATAATATATCATATTGCATTGTTCCTAAATATGAATTTTGAACATCATAACCACGTATATTTATGTTTTTATTATCTAATCCCTGTGAACCATATACATCTTCTTTATATATTCCTTTATCAACACCATAATATTCTTTATTATATCCTTCAGGGTTGACAATATTAGATTGTGCAGCTAAAAGGTTTTCTTCGGTTATATATGGAACTAAACAATTTGTATCATTATTATTTACTTCAACTGGTAATCTTCTTTCACTATTAACTTGTTCCATATTCATTGTGCATTTATCTGCAATAGTTTCGGCGTATACATTAGAATTACCAATATTATTTTTATTTATAAGGTTAAGTTCATTTGTATATATTCTAAAATATAATGTTAACAGACATATTGATAATATAAATCCAAATATATTATCAACTAGCAGTAGGATTAATATACATATTAACGCCATATAAAATTGTATCATTAAGTCTTTGAAAATATTTTTAAAAGGTATTTCTTTAATAATTAATATAATAACTAATAATATTAATGCCAACCCTCTAAACGAATTAACAATAATCATAATAATTATTTTTTAATGCTTATCTATCTATATAATCCATATAAAAAAATGACATATATATATATATATGTTAAGTTTTTATATTAATATTTGTTATTAATGTATTCAATCTTATCTAAGAATGGTTATGGTATTTTAAAATCTGAATTAGATGAATATAAATTAGAAAGTATAAGAAAAGATTTAACGATGACCCCTAAAGTTAATTTTGATATAGGGAAATCAAAAAATAATTCATCTAAGGAAGATTTGACTTTTCAACTATACAGTGAGAATGAAAAAAGAATATATATACCAAGATATTATGGGTTTCAAAAGTATGGCGCTCCATCCTTATGTAAATTAACAAGTGGCAAAGATATTAATATAGATTTTATTGGAAATCTTAGAGAAACACAGCAGGAACCAATAAATAACTTTTTAAAAGCAGCTAGAGACCCTTTAAAAATGGGTGGTATTATATCGGTCCCTTGTGGATTTGGTAAAACTATTATGAGTCTATATATCGCATGTCAATTGAAAAAGAAAACTATGTTTATTAGTCATAAAGATTTTTTAAACCAGCAATTTATAGACACAGTTAAATTATTTGCGCCAGATGCAAAAGTTGGAATTATTAAGCAGAAAAAAGTAGATGTTGAAGGGAAAGATTTTATTATTGCTTCTCTACAATCTCTTGCAATGCGTGACTATGATATTGGAATATTTGATGATATTGGATTTGTAATTATTGATGAAGTTCATCATACAGGCGCGCAAGTATTTTGCAAAGCATTTCAAAAATTAAACAATCCAATTATTCTTGGGTTATCTGCAACTTTAAATAGAAAAGATGGGATGCGTCGAGTGTTTGAATATTATATAGGTAAATCTGTGTATACCTTAAAAAACAAAGAGTTATGTGATGTTATTGTACAAGTTCATAAATATTTTGAACCTCATATTGATTATTCTACTATCAAACTTATGTGGAATGGCAAAGAGAATGGCGCAGGAATGATTAATAATATTTGCGCGTTTAGACCAAGGACTGAATATATAATATTCATATTAAAAGATATTTTAAGTAAAGAACCTGATAGGAGAGTTCTAATATTAAGCGAACGAAGAAATCAATTAAAAGATATTGAGCAATTTATTGTTGAACATAATATCGCCAATAATAGTTACGGGTATTATGTTGGTGGCATGAAGCAGACTGAGCTCGCTATTTCTTCTGAAAAGCAAATAATTCTAGCGACATTTCAACTAGCATCTGAGGGATTTAATGTTCCCTCTTTAAATACAATAATATTCGCTAGTCCTATTTCTGATATTCAACAATCTATTGGTCGTATTCTTAGAGAAATACCTGAAAAACGAAAATATACTCCATTATGTATTGATATATTTGACGATTTTTCAATATTTAAAAGAAAAGGGGCATCTAGATTAAAATTCTATAATAGCAATAAATATAATGTGTCATTTTATGTCGATAATGAAAAAATAGAATGCTCAGAAAGTTATGCAACGGATGATTATAATGGTGCTGGTGATAATGATGGCGACAATGACGAAATTACTAAAAAAAAGAAAGTAATGTTTATTGAAGATGATTAAATATTATTTAATATAATATTATAATAATATAGTAAAAGAAATAATATTTATTATGAAATACGAAGGATATTATCTTGCATTTTTTGTTTTTATTGTATTAATAATAATTGTATATTATTACAATATACAACAACAGCAAGAATTGGGTATTAAACGCGAAGACAAAGCAGGCAACACAGGCAACGTAAATAATAACGCTATACAAAAAAATAATATCAATAATGACCATAATAAAATATATGATGAACTAGGAAAATATAAAAAAACAAATAATAATTATACTTACAATATAGATAATGTAGATTTTCATAAAGATATTATTGATAATGATGAGAGTAAACTAGGAAATCCAAATAATTCTAATTTTGACCCTGAATTAGATGAAGTATATAATACTAGTTTAACAGGTAATTATGATGATAATAAAGAAATATATGATTATAGTATTAAACCTAATAAAACCGATTTACCAATCATAAATCCACCATTACAATTACTAAAAACAGATGCTCCTCTGCGATTATCAGAGAGACATCTTATATAAAGACTGCTAATTTTTTATATTATTTTACTTTTCTCATCATTATTACATTTAATTTGATAATTTGATAATATTTCGCTTTCTACAATACTACTAATACAATTATATTCTGCAAACGAATTAATTGCTGTCATAAAACCATTTATTTCTTTTTCTGTATTAATATTATATTCAAATGTAAATGGGTCAATATTATAATAACAATTAAAATAGGTTTCTTTAGAAACGCGTAAATTTTTCCAATCAAAATCAGTACTAATACACCAATGCCGAATATTTACTGTTTTTTTCTTTTTAATTTTTTCGTCTTCGTCTTCGTCGTCTTCACTATCAGTATCATAAGTTGATATTAACTGTTTTGAATTAATACCATCTGTATCATAATAGATAGTTTCTCTGTTATTTGCTAACATTAAAGACATATCATAATATTTTTTAAGACATTCATTCTTCGCCATAACTTCAAATGGCATGACAATCTCATCAATATACTTATTATTTTTTGTATGTTCATTTATCCGCTCAATATATATATTTTTATCCTTTCTAATAAATAAGAAATAGAAGGGGTTCCTATTATGATGATGATAGAACCCTGAAAAATCCAAATCATCTGATGTATACTTAATATAATTATTAGTTTCATTCTCATATTTTACTGCCATCCTGTTGATTATTTGTTGTTTTTTTGCAGAATATATATGTGCTGTAAGTTTTATTTATCGTTTATCAAATGTATTATCTGTTTTTATATCTTTGCAGAGAGGAAAGATATACAGACGCTTGTTGGTTGCGCGTAATAATATTTATAATTATTATTAATCAATTTTTATATCTTTTATATTTATTTAGAACATATATATTATTCATATATATATTAAGTATTTTATTGCAAATATATCTATCTAAATATAAGGGCATTTATATCTAAATATAAAAAATATAAATATTTATGCTAACATACTTTACAATACTCTGAAAATTTATAATGCATTCACTAGGGTTGTATAAATATTTGCCCTCTCTTCAAAGTTTTCTTCCTCAAAAGCATACTTATTATTGTAATTAGTGAAAAACTCCTCTATTTTTGCATCTGTGGAAACTTTCATGTTTTTTAATTTGTTAAGATTAATTGCCTGATAACAATTACCTTTCATCGCTTCTTGTTTGCGTGTTAATGCATCTTCTACAATATATATAGTATCTATATATATATCATAATCCTTTGCATACTTTTTAGGGACATAATCAGGATTTTTGCTTCCATAATAATCAGCATCAATATTAGGTTTTCCAATAGCGACAAGAGATAATTTATAGTAAATCTTCAACTGCTCGTGTTTCATAAGTTCATCAAATGGTAAAATGACAGACGATGATACAGAATTTGAAACTTCAATATATACTTTGTTGTCAAACTTGATAAATATCAAGTTTTTAAAATAAGTAGCTCTACCATTCTTAAAATCCTTGGACATAATAGTGAATCCTGAAAGTTCCATTTTGCTATGTTATGTTTGTTACAAAATGTATTATTTGTATTTGAAGTATTACTTGGTATATCAAACCAAGTTTGATACAACAAATGTATGACTTTGATAATTAAATATTAATCATTTTTTAATAAATTATTGCAAATAAAAAAATATGTATATCTTAAATATTCAGAATTATATAGAAACATTTTTATCACGTAACATACTGTGCAAATTTTTTTTGTCCGTTGACGCTGATAACAAGATTATATAGCATATTAAATACATCAACATTCATACCTTTTTTATTAAGTTCAAGAAGATTAAAGTAATTTTTATCATCTTCGTGACTAGCGGATATTTTTTCAATATCTTCTTCAATTAATTTAATGTTGTATTCAATCATTAAGTTTGTATAATCTGCAAACAATCCTTTATAAATCATCTTTTGTTCGTACCCATAGCGAATATTTAAGACTTCGCAAAATTTTGCAATATCTGTATCATTTGAAACTTTCATATTTTTCAAATTATTAGGATTAATATTAAAATAGTAATAATATTTTCCAATTTCAACTTTTTTAACTCTTGTTGTAAAATCCTCAACATAATGGATACCATCTATAAACCAATTACTATCTTCTGGATAGATATAACATGAATCCATGCTTTTTGATTCAATAACCTTATGTTTGTTATCTGTAAGCAGTAAAGATAACTCATAATACATCTTTAAATATGTGTGTTTCATAAGTTCTGCAAATGTAATAATAATTTCTCCCACATTTTTAATATCAATATAAATCAAATCACGGAATTTGATGAATAGAAAATATTTGTAATAGACAATATTATTGTGGAACTTTTTATGATTTACTCCAATATCAAAAACACCTGAAAACTCCATATCTTTTATGTAATGATAGATATATTGAGTCATCTTATAATTGATAAGATTTGCAGTACTACAGTCTTGTAGTGTGTTACCTTGAACAACAAAGAAGGAAGTTTCACTTGATATCTCAATGAATTTTGAGATATAACAGGTATATTACTTTATTAAATTTAACATAAAATAAATCAATTTTTACCTATATTATAAAAAAACATAACATATTTATTCAATAATTCTAAGTATAGGGGTTATATAAGATAGTATTATATGAACAAACTTAAAATAATAATATTATAATATAGAATGGCAAAAATAATAAAATTATCTTCTTATAAAACTCTTATTAAGAATCCTAAATTATCTGAACTCTATGATAAATATGATGATATTACAGAGGCTCAATGCTATAGTTTAATAATTACATTATATGATAATGATAAAATTTTTTGGATTAATCCACTGGACTGGAACTTTATACATAAGGCGAGTGATATTAGTATTAGTTTTTTGTCAAAATGTTATTATGTTTGGGGCGATAATATTGTTATGGCAGGACCCGATAAGGGTCCCTTAAAACTATCATATAAGGAACACATCAAAAAATTTATAGATAAAGAATATTTATTTGATGTTAGAAAACTTGGCAAAAGTCCTCAAAAGGTTTCTAGTAATTCTCCACCAGGAGCTGCTACTAATAAACCCAAAAGTCCTCAAAAGGTTTCTAGTAATTCTCCACCAGGGGCTGCTACTAGTTCTAAAAAACACATTAAATTTAAATCAATTAGCATAAAGAATATTAATAAAAATGCTGATAAAATGACAGAAGATTTATGTCTTCAATTTGTAAAATATATAAAGGATAAATTAACTAAAGTGAAGACATCGTCGGACTTAAAATTTTTTACATTTGTTAATCCTATAACAAAAAAAACTATTGGAATTGATAGTCCTATTCTTCAAAGTTTTTTAACAAAATGTTATTATTCATTTAATAATAAAGAAATTAAAAATATTATTGAAGAACTAATAAATGTTAGTGATTTAATGCATGCTGATAGTTTAAAAAAACCTGCAACTGCTAAACCTGCGACTGCTAAACATGCAACACCAACTAAATCAACTGAAATTGAGGTGATTGAAGAGAGTATTAAAGATGCTATTAAAGATTTTTATAAATGTTGCGATGAATTAGTAGATAATTGCCATGCTAATGGAATATTAAAAAAACATCATTATATTACTAATGTTGTTAACTCTATTATGACTATTATACATATAAAATATGCACATCTTCAAATTTTATATAATAGAGTTGATATTAAAGATAATATGCCTTTACAAATATATATGAATGATGAGATATTTCATAATCATTTATTAGGATTAAGTGTTGATCCAAAAAAAATATTTATAGATAATTATAATTCAAAAAATATAATATATCAACAGAATGATTTACAAGTATCAAATATAAAATCTGAACTTTACCCCAAACATATTGATACATATTATATGAGCAATTTATACAATCGACAATATGTATTTGAATATGCTAACCCATCATTTTATAAAAAAACAACAGAGTTTTCACTTTATTATAATTTGGTTAATATAAAATTTTTAGCGTTAAAACCATATCCCGAATCTCTTGAATTAGCAAAAAATGTCTTTAATAGCAAAAAAAAACCAGAATTTCCTTTTAATTACAATATAACCAATAGTGTATTGCCTAAATATATATTTAGTAATTATAATAATGATGTTTCTAAATATTTTACAGATATTATTGATTTGGTTAATGTTAAACTACAAACCTTACCAATTATAAAGGGATTTTCAAATGAACATACAGATTTCACATTATTTAACTATTTTAACTCTGTAATAAACAATATGAATGAAAGTTCATACGGTAATAATGAAACAGATTATGGAGACTATGATATGATACGCAAAAATATATTATATTCTCTTAATGCTCAAACACAATCATATAAACGCGGGAAGATATCATATGATAAAATATATTACAACAGCAAATTTACTGGAACTTTTCCGTTATTTACTTGGATTCCTTTAAATCATCATAAAAAGACTTCAATTTATAATTATGCAAATTCAGAAAAATGGCAACCTTTAGGAATAAATCAATCTGAACAAAGAGAAATAGAACGATTTTATAAAAATAATGGTAGGGGGTCATATAGTGCGGACCTTAATAATACAATTTACAAAGTTATCACAAATGAATATGCTTCTATAAATTCGCTTAAAGACTCCCAGCGACCGCAATTTGACTATCTAGTAGAAGAAATGCGGGAAAGGGTTAAAAATACTATTGGATTATACAAGGGTAAAATAATGAAACCTGAACAAGAATATAATAATAATAAAATATATTTATATCATGGAACAAAAAATAAGTTACACAATATAGGCGGGAAATGGAATGAAGATATTGAAATACTTGGGTTTTTGTCAACAACTTTAAATATGTATACTGCATCACATTATTCAGGGATTGCAGTAAATAATGTTGGAATAATTTATATAATAGAAGTAGATAGTACACAAGGATATATAAATTTAAATGACCCTTTAATGCAATATCTACTTCTGCCATATTCAAGAATTAGAGTTGTTTATGAATTTAATTTTGACAGGTTATGCGTTGTTTTATGTAAATTGTTTAGAACACCATCTATAGAGACTAATAATAAATTATATAATAAATTATTAGATATAAATAAACCTACCTCTGCGGATAATAATAAATATGTTAGTTATCAAATAAAAGCAAACAATAATGAAACACCTGAATGCGCTTTTATGTTAAGTAAATTTTGGAAAACAAATAAAGAATTAGGCAAAGAAGATTTAGAAGTATATAAAATAAGACGTGATAATTTAAATAATAAAAGAATAAATAATCTATCTTTGTCTCCAACAAAATTAAAGGAAACATTCATATATTTTAGTTTAGGGCAAGAATACCAATTATATGTAGAGCGCGCATTACCATTAATATTAGGCAGTTTTGAAGATATTAAATATAGTATACATCAGCATTTTATAATGGAATGCTATAAATCTCTTGGAATACCATGCATGGAATATATATTTATCCATTCTCCATTCATTAATAATGCTATATCAACAGGTATATTATTTGATGATTATAAAAATAATACTTCTGACCAATATAAATATAATGTTAATAATTTCTTAATTGATTGTATATTCAAATTTGACAGCGTTAAAAGTGAAAATAGAGAGTTGATTATTCTAGATGAATTTAGAGATGGTTTATATGCTGACAAGATTGAATGTTTTCGGGACGCTGGTCTATATTGCAATGGTGTTATTAATCCATTATTTAATAAATTTGCGGAGGTTGGAGAACATATTCAATATATTAGAAATTGGAAGCATTTATTTACTAAATACAAAGATGCAAGCGACGATGATTTGAAAAAACATTTTAAATGGTGTAATAATAGAATTGATAAATTAATAGAAATTATCAAGACAACAAAGGTGCATTATTTAAATTTTATAAACAAAACATTAAATGGTAAAATAAAAGAAACAAATTTTGATAAGAAAGGAAACTTAGACATAGAGTCTAAAGAATCATTAGAATTAAATAATATAATTAATAACCTATCAACAATTTTAATAAAAAGAGCATCAGTTTATAAGAATTATACAAATACATCAGGAGTTCAATCATTTATAGATATAATTAGAGTAGTATTAAACGATGACCATATTAATTTACACAATTCAAAATTATATCAAAAACCAGTTCTAAATAGTTTAATTTTACATGATGATAAAAGCGGGACAGTAACCGGCGGTATTCTTAGCATTAAGGATATTAAAAAACTAAATACTCAAATAAAACAAGACAGTAGTAAAATAATTGACCATCAAAAAATATATGAATTATTTAAAAATGTTCCTATACAGGAATCTAAAGATATGCGCAAATATTCTGATATGCCAAAATTAATACGTAAATATTACAAAGGTGCTAAGGTTAATAAGGATGGATATATTAATATTAATGATAAGTGTTATTCTAGATTTGTATAATATTGCAATTATATTTAAATATCAATTAAGCACGCAGGAAAGACAAATAAAATAATAGAAACTATAAACTATCCAATTATTTTACGATACTTAAAGAAAAAATTATTTTAATTAAAATAAAAAATATATAACACATATATAAATATATATCTTATCTAACAACCCTCGCTGTAATCACATAATATTCGCATAGCGACCGCCTCGCTATTTGTGTAATTCATTTTTATATTACAGATATCATCTACGTAATCAGCAAACTTATCTTTTCCTTCGCTACTTAAAAGGTTATTATAGATAATCCTTAGTATATCTTCATTCATTCCCTTTTTATCATTCAACGCCACGAGATTAATGAGATTATATTTGTCCTCAAATCTTCCCACTTCTTTTTCCATCAAACTAACACAATAGTCAAACGCCAAGTCATATAAATAGCGACTATTTATATTAAAGTTTCCGCTACGTATTTCGTATCTACATACATACATCTTTTTAAAGACATCCAATTCTTGTTGAGAGGAGTAGTCCATATTCTCTAAGTCATAGGGGTTAATCCTATAATAGCAATTATTCTCACCATTTGCTACCTCTTTAATTGTGGTATCCTCCTGTGTACCGTAGATGGTTGCGGTATTAATTCCCCAATATCTCTTATATTCATATGCATAATAATTATTGAACCCGCCAGTTCCGTCAGTCCTTTTAGTATCAATAACCGTATGCAGGTCATTCGTTAGCATAAGCGACAGGTTGTAGTAATGCTTCCAATATTTGTTTTTTTGTAATTCGCTAAATGGTATCACTATAGCGCCTACTTTCTTAACATCCATATATACCTTGTCACCACAACGAATGAAGAGATGATAATCACAAATATAATCAACCCGATGCACCATAGTTTCGGGTCTTCCTGGAATATAACTACAAGCATTATAGGAGTTTCTGCCGAATACCCCTGAGAACTCCATATTAGGGAAAGTGTGAGATACACCGTTCATTATAGAAAGTGTATAGGGACTTTTGTTCTTGTAAAACTTTGTGATTGGTCGCTTTGACAGTCGCTTGACGGTCTCTATGTATACTTGGTTTATTTGATGAGAGACAACAAACTTAGTATATCGCTGTTTATATAATTTAAGCATTTAAATCAGTTTTTAACTAAAAATAATAAAATTAGAACATATTTATCTTATCACAAAATAGTAAAAATAATAAAGAATATAATTCACTTGCGGGTTTGCAGATATATACTTAATCTGCTTTAATATTTAAGAAATGCAATAAATTTTTACACCTTTGGACATTTAAAATGCCGATTTTAGTCTTTATAATTCTTGTATTTTCTTATCTTATTTTTCTTAATATATTTGATTTGTCTATTATATGTTCCATTTAATATTTTCTTATAGTAGCCTTCTGGTAATGTTTTTATTACCTCTTTAATATTATTATTTAAGTCTTCGTAATATAACCCTTGTTTCTTTTGTAATTTAGATTTTAGAAGACTAAAAAACATTTCTATACTATTTGTATAATGTTGATATGGAACTGAATAAATCAACTTATTATTTTTGTTTATTAATTCCTTAACTCTAATGTTTCTATGGGAACTTGCATTATCTAAAATTATAACCTTATTTTTATATTTATTAGTAATAAACCTTTGTAAAAATAATAATAACCTATCACCATCTATACCACCTTTATTATATAATTCATAACCGATTACGCCGTTTATTGAAATAGCAAAAACACCTGTATATTTTTTGAAAACTTCTTGTGAATTAGTTTTAATTACACATCTTTTACCTACTTCATTATAGCAATAGTGTCTTAATTGTAAAGAGTTAATACTTGTCTCGTCTATGCAAATAATGTCATCAATATTATAATTTTTTATTTCATTATAAAAATCCTTTATTTTTTCATTAATATTAATATCCTTTCAAAATCGCTTTATAGGTTCATGTCTAATTTTAGTTAATTTTAATGATATATAATTTTCTTTAATTATCCTACTAATATGTCTTCTTGTAATGTTTAAT